TTCAATCACTACGAATGTAGAACAGGGAGAGTACAAGGCAGTACTAAAGACACTTGACTCTTTTGACTTTGAAAAGATTGATTACATTAAAGTGGACGTTGAAGGTTTTGAATTACAGTTTCTCAAAGGAGCAAGTGAAACAATCAAACGTACAAAACCTGTAATCAATATTGAAATTAAAAATACGTGTGAACGATTTGGTACTACACAACAGGAAATAGCAGACTACCTTGTTGCTGATCTGGGTATGGACTGCGTAGGTAAAACAGTAGCAGATTATATTTTTGTTTATCACACATAAGGTATAGATTAAATGGCAGAACAAAGACAAACACCTAAAAACCTTCCTATAGGTGGTAGTAATGTACCATCTGTAAAGATTCAAGCACCAAAGGAAGGTTTGGAAGGTCTTAAAGAAATGTTATCAAATGTTTTCTCTAAGGGAGATAAAGCTGCACGTGCTGCTCTTGGTCCTGCCGCTGCTCCTTTAGAAGGACTTTTAAGTTTATTTGATTTACGAGATGTACCTGCTGCTTTGTCTTCTGCAGGAAAAGATTTACAAACAGGAGTATCAGAAGGTGATGCTGAAGCTATGCTTGCAGGAGTTTTAGCAACTGCTCTTGTTGGCGCAGAAAATATACCGGGAGGTAGAGCAGCAAGTAAAGCAAGTAAGGCAAGTAATCGTATTAATAAAGAGGAGACTACGAGAGATTATCCTGATGTTAATCTAAGTAGTAGATTAAATTTTAAAAAACAAATACAATTTTTAGAAGACCATGGTTATAGTTTATTACGAGCAGACAGTAAAAACAAAGACTTTACATATAAAGTAGAAGATGATAGGATTATTGCTTATACCCCTTTAGGCGGAACAAAAACCAAGGTAGAACAAAAAACTTTTAAAAATCCCACTTTAAAACAAATGCGTAATTGGATGGGATATAAGAAAGGTGGTTCTGTGGTAGAACGTAATCCTTACAACTATACAGCAAAGGCAATATAGAACATGGCAACTGAACGCAATCCTTTTGATCCTATTCCTTCAGTAGAACTTTCAGTCGTAGAGATTCAAACTGAGAGTGAAGATTCAAATGCAAGCATGGAATACGATCCTAGTGATGGTGGTATTGTAGTAGAGTTTAAGAGTAATTTAGATGAAGGCTTGTCTGACGAACAGATCGAAGAAAAGGACGAAGAGTTTTTTAGAAACTTGGTAGACGATCTGGACGAAGAAACTCTTGAAGACATTGCCATTCAAGTACATGACAACTTTACTGCAGACAAGGACAGTCGAGCAGAATGGGAAAGTATGTTTGAACGTGGCTTTGATCTGTTAGGTCTAAAGCTGGAAGAAGCATCAGAACCATTTGAAGGTGCATGTACTGCAGTTCATCCAATCCTTATTGAGTCAGCAGTTAAGTTTCAGTCAAAGGCAACACAGGAATTGTTTCCTGCCAGTGGACCAGTAAAGTCCCAGATCATTGGTGAAGTATCAGAAGAAAAAGAAAAGCAAAGCCATAGAGTCAAAGACTTTATGAACTATCAGATCACTGAACAAATGCCTGAGTACTTTGACGAGTTTGAGCGTATGCTCTTTCACCTGCCGCTTATTGGATCAGCATTTAAAAAGATTTACTTTGACAGCAGTTTAAACCGACCTGTATCAGAGTTTGTTCCTATTGACCAGTTCTATGTGTCTTATTATGCTACCGATCTACGCAGAGCAGATCGCTACACGCATGTTATCTATCGCTCACCAGTAGAGATGCAGCGAGACATGGCAGCAGGAATGTACGCAGACATAGACCTACCTGAAGCAAGTACACCAGAGTTTGCTCCTATCAGTCAGAAGATGGATACAATTATGGGTCTGTCTCCTTCTGGTAGTCACGATCCACAGTACGTTCTTCTTGAGCAGCACTGCTATCTTGATCTGCCCGGTAAGTTTGCAGACGATGATGGTTTGTCTCTTCCCTATATTGTTACCATTGAAGAACAGAGCCGTAAGGTTTTGTCTATTCGCAGAAACTACAATAAAGATGATCGGCGCAGAGAAAAGAAAATCTTCTTTACTCATTATCGTTTTGTTCCCGGTTTTGGTTTTTATGGTCTAGGATTGATTCATTTCCTTGGTAATCTTACCATGACTGCAACTGCAGCAATGCGTAGCTTGGTTGATGCAGGTCAGTTTGCAAACCTACCCGGCGGCTTTAAGGCGAAGGGTTTACGTATTGTAGGTGACAATGATCCTATTGCTCCCGGTGAGTTTAGAGAAGTTGAAGCTACAGGTAATGATCTGTCCAAGATGATCATCAATCTGCCATACAAAGAACCTTCACAGACTTTGTTTCAGATGCTTAACTTTGTTACTGCTACTGCACAGAAGTTTGCCGACACAACCGAACAGGTTATTTCAGATGCAGCAAGTTACGGTCCTGTTGGCACAACAATGGCACTGTTGGAAGCAAGCAGCAAATTCTTTAGTGCAATTCACAAACGACTACATAAGTCACAACATGACGAATTTAAATTACTAAGTAGAATTAACTATGAATATCTACCTGAAGAATCAATGGTAGATATTCCAAACGGTACACTTAATATCTATCGTAATGACTTTGATGGCAGGATTGATATTATTCCTGTATCTGATCCTAATATTCCTTCCTCTGCACACCGTATGATGATGGCACAGCTTGCACTGCAGTTGTCTCAGTCAGCACCTCCCGGTATGTTCAATGTGGAAGAACTTAACAAGACAATTCTTCAGGCAGCAAACATTCCTAATCTGGACAAGATCATGCCTGAAAAGCCTTCACCAATGCCTCTTGATCCTGTCAGTGATATTCAGGCTGCAGTTAAAGGTATGCCAATTCAGGCATTCATGGGTCAGAACCATGACGCACATATTCAGGTAAAGACCATGTACATTCAAGACCCGATGAATGGTGCTAATCCTATGATGCAGCGTATTGTTCCTGTACTGCAAGCAAACATTCAGGAACATATGATAATGAAGTATCAGGAACAGATTAGTGGTGTGTCAAAAGAAATGATTGCACAGTACGGACCTGAAGCTGCTGCTGCAGGTGTGGACGTACAAGACCCACGTCTTATGGAACAGGTTATTGCCGCTGCTGCACAACAGGTGGCACAGGCAAATCAAGCTGCAGCACAGATGCAAATGGCAGCTACACCTGAAGCACAGATGGTTCAGATTGAACAGCAGCGTCTGGGTGTTGAGCAACAGAAAGTTCAAACACAGATGGCAAAGGAAGCTGCTACTGCTGCTAATAAGAACCGTGAACTTGATCTAAAGGAAATGGAAATTCAGTTGAATATGTTCAAAGAAGGTGCTAACCTTTCTAGTGCAAAAGAAGAAAAAGAACTGGATCGTAATGCAAAGAAAGCAATTGCAGCTTTGGATGCTCTTATTGATCTTGCCAAGACAGAAGCAAGCATTGACAAGGACAAGGCACTGAAAGCAGCAGACATGTTAACTAACTTTATTGGACAGGCACGTAGGGGATAATAGGTTTTGAACTTTTGGGATGAGTTGAATTTAAAGTACGAAGAAAAAATACTAGACTTAAAAAATTCTCTTGCATATGGTAACGCTTCAAGTTACGATGAATATCGTCACGCAGTGGGTGTGATTGAAGGTGTGGAATGGGCAACTGAATGCCTCAAGCACATTGTAAAACAACGTATCTATGAAGAGGAGGATATGGACTAGATGCAAGCAGTACGAATGGATAAGGCAGTTGATGCTGCTGATTGGGTAACAGACGAGAGTGCAGTAAAGGTAGACCTTAAAAGTTTGCCAAGCATTCCCGGCTTTCATCTACTGGTTCTTCCAGTAGCAGTAAAGCAGAAGACAAAAGGTGGTATTATTCTACCTGATAAAGTAAAGGACGATGTAGCTTACCTCACTACCGTTGCTAAAGTTTTAAAGAAAGGTGACTTAGCTTACAAAGACGAAGACAAGTTTCCTAACGGAGCATGGTGTGAAGTAGGTGACTATATTTGTTACGCAAAGTATTCAGGACAGAAGTTTATGTACAAGGGTATGAAGCTACTTCTTATCTTTGATGATCAAGTAATTATGAAAGTTGAAAAACCAAGTCTACTTGATCCTACATATCATCTTTCAAATTAAATTTGTATCTTATAATAATTTATTGTAATATACTAATACAGCGGGTAGATTAAACCAATACGTTAGATTCGCTGCTAACGGGTAAGAGAAAAAGGAAATATATCAATGAGTGAAGAATGGTCAACAGTTAACGTAAATTCAGATGAGGACAAAACTCCTAAAGTTGAGTTTGAAGTTGAAGAAGAATTAGAAGCTGCACCAGAAGTTAAGAAGGTTGAGAAGAAGCAAGAAAAAGAAGAAGAACAACCTGAAGAACTAGATGGTATTCAGACCAAGGGTGCAGAGAAAAGAATTAGACAGTTAATTCGTCAGCGTAAAGAACGCGATGAAGAATTACAACAGCTACGTAGTGAAATTAATAATCTACGTTCGGCTGTACAGGAAAGAGATACACAGCTTTCTTCAAGTTTAAAAAATTCTATTGACAGTACTGAGAGTCAATTAGAGTCAAACATTGAAGCAGCTAAACAGTTATACAAGCAAGCCGTTGAATCAGGTGATACTGACGGAATGCTGACAGCACAAGAAAGCATGAGCAAAGCCTATGCAGAAAAAAATCGTGTTGAACAGCAGAAGGCAGCTTGGGAAGAATACAATCGTGCTTTAGAGTCAAATGGGCAGCAAGCAGCACAAGTTGCACAACAGCAACAACAGACTCAAGAGTACGATCCAAAGGCAGTAGAATGGGCAACTAAAAATTCATGGTTTGGTCAGGATCAGATTATGACTGCCGCTGCTCTTACTATTGACCAAGAACTGAAGGGTGAAGGTTATGATCCTTCAGATGATGATTTTTACGAGGAAGTTGACAATCGTTTACGTCAGCGTTATCCTCACAAGTTTCAGGATATTAACTCTGAACCTGAAACACCTCGTTTGCAGGACACGACTACAAGTTCTGCTCAAGTGGTAGCGGGTGCGTCACGCACACCAAAAACTTCTCAGAGTAGCAATAAAGTCAAACTTACTCAAGAAGATGTAAGGTTGGCAAATAAATGGGGTATACCACTTGAAAAGTACGCTGCTGAAAAGCTAAAGGTCGAACAGGCTGATGGCGAATACACCAGTGTTTATAGTTAAGCGTGGATAAGGAAGGACAAATACAATGACACGAAACACAACATCACGAGAATCAAGCATGAGGGAAAATAAAACTCGTAGAGTTTTTGAAGAACCAAATTGGTTAAATATTCCTGACACAGTTCGCAACCGTTTTAAGAGTGAAGGAATGTCTCTTCGCTGGCTGCGAATTACTTTGAAGGGACAAGACGACATTCAAAACATTGGCAAGCGTTTAGCCGAAGGTTGGGAATTAGTCAGTCAGGAAGAAGTTCCTGAAATGCTTATATCTTCCGTCGTGAGGGAAGAAGGACGATATGCAGGAGCGGTCTGTCGTGGAGACTTGGCTTTAGGCAAAATGCCTACTGACCTAGCTGAATCTCGTCAAGAGTTTTATGAAAACAAGAGTAGAGAGGCAGTACAAGCTGTTAACATGCAGCTAATGAACAGCTCTGATTCTCGTATGCCTATCTCTAACTCTAGTCGATCAAAAATTACAACAGGACGGCGAGCGTCTTTTCAAGATTAGTTTGTTTTCCTGTTTGTCAATGTATTTAACAAGGAAAGGAACATAGTGTTATGACTACTACTAAGACACTAAATGGACTTACTCCTTCCCGCATTCGTGGTGGTGCACCAAACAGCAAAGCCACAAATGACTATCCAATTGCGAGTGCCTATGACACTAACATTTTTACTGGTGATATCGTCGTTAACAATGCTGGGAATATTGAAGTTCTAACTACTACAACTCAGAAAGCCATGGGTGTTTTCATGGGTTGTCGTTATGTTGCTAATGGTGAACCAAGCTGGTCAACTTACTGGCCAGCTAATACTTCAGTAACAGAAGCATATGCTGCTGTTGTTGATAATCCACAGGCAACATTTATTGTTCAGGCAGACGCAACAGTTTCTGCTGGAGATATCAATTCACAAAACTTTAATGTTACACTTGGTGCAGGTTCTACCTTTACTGGCAAGTCAGGGTTTGGAATTAAAGCCAGCACTCGTACAACAGGAAATGCAATGCTTCGTCCAATTGCAGTTCTTGATGTACCGGGTAACGACATTGCTGTTAATACAGAGCGTGCCTTCCCCAAGCTGGAAGTTCGTATCTTGAAGCATGTGGATGCATATATCTCTGCTGATGCTTCAGTAAACTAAGTAAGGGAAAGGAGTAATTAATAATGGCTATTAATCGCGCTAGTATTGCTAAAGAGCTTCTTCCCGGTCTAAATGCCGTTTTCGGTCTTGAGTATGGTGATGTTGATAATGAACATGCACCTCTATTCGATATTGAAAATTCAGATCGTGCATTTGAGGAAGAAGTTCTATTTACTGGATTTGGTTCTGCACCTGTTAAGAGTGAAGGTGCTGCTGTCCAGTATGATGACGCACAAGAAAGCTACACTGCTCGTTACACACACGAGACAATCAGTCTAGCCTTCTCAATTACAGAAGAGGCAATGGAAGACAACCTCTATGACACATTTGCCAAACTACGTGCACGTGGTCTTGCTCGTTCAATGGCAAACACCAAGCAGGTAAAAGCTGCAGACGTTTTCAATAACGGCTTTAGCAATGCTTATCTTGGTGGTGATGGTCAGCCACTATTCAGTGACAACCATCCAGTCATTGATGGTGGTGTTCAAGACAATGATCTTGACGCTACCGATCTTTCAGAAGCATCTCTCGAATCTGCTCTTATCACTATCTCCAAAGCACAGGATGATCGTGGTATTCTAATCGGTATTCGTGCAGAGTCTCTTCACATTCCACCTGATCTTGCCTTTACTGCAGATCAGATTCTAAACAGCACATTAAGCACCACCACTGCTACTAACAGCACAACTGGTGTTACTAATGTCAATGACATTAACAGCATTCGTAATCAGGGTCTAGTTCCTGGTGGTTTCTTTGTAAACCATCGTTTCACTGATACAAATGCTTGGTTCTTAAAGACAGACGCACCAAATGGTACAAAGATGTTTGTTCGCGCACCACTACAGACCAAGATGGAACCTGACTTTGATACAGGTAATCTTCGGTTCAAGGCACGTGAGCGTTACAGCTTTGGCTGGTCCGACTGGCGTGGTTTTTATGGTGCTTCAGGTTCTTCCTAATAGTACCATAATAAACTAAAGAAAGTAAAGGGTAGGGAAAGAAAACTAAATTATTTTTTCCCTGCCCTTCTTTCTTTTGTATTTAGGTTTTATGAAGTATAATAAACCTAGTTTTATTATATGTCTAAAGGAAAAAATAAATGCCAACCAACATTCGACAGGGTTTTGTAACAGGCAGTGGTGCAGTTGTGGATGTTGCTTCAAGCGTTACAGTTGCTGATACACGTGTTCGTGCTATTCATTCTTCAGGTGTAGGTACTTTTTTAATTACAGGTACATCTACAGATGAGCACGGAACACTCAAGGGCAACAATATTAAGTTTGTAAATACAACAAACAATGATGTAAATGAAGTGTATGTTCCTGAATTTGGCATTCGTATGAATGGTCCAATAAAAGTTTCTGCTCCTACTTCCGCTTCTACGGTAGCAGTATTCTATGGCTAATTACACATATCTTGTAAATGATATTATTAATGCATGTGAGAATGACGGTACAGAGTTTTTAAACTACGTACCTAATATGGTCAATCGTGCAGAAGAAAGACTTACCAAAGACCTAGATGACTATGGTTTGGTAACGTACACTTCTGTTGCTGTAAGTCTGGGTAATAATATTGTTACTCTTCCTACAGGTACACGTGTTATAAAAAATATTAATATTTCAAGTAATGCTACAAAAATTAATCTGCTTCAAAGAACAGATGAATATCTAAATGACTACTGGCCTGTTTCAGCTTCAACTGCAGAGCCACGATATTATTCTCCTCGTAACAATAGTACAGTATTAATTGCACCTACACCTGCTTCTACGTACAGTGGACAGGTAGTACATGTGAGCAGACCTACTACTCTTACTTCTGCTACACCGACAAACTATTTTTCTGACTACTGCTATGATTTACTGTTCAATGCATCAATGATTGAAGCAATGTTATTTCAAAAGGATTGGCCTGCTGCTCAGTTGTATGAACAGAAGTATGGTCAAGTTCTTGAACTACAGCGCAATCAGGCACGTAGAACAAGACGCGATGATATGCAAACTCCTGCAAGTCCTGCAGGTGCA